CATGATTTCCTTCGCCAATTGCAATGATTTTCTTTTTAATCGGCATAAGAAGCTTAACAAAAGCATCTGCTTGTTCTTTGGGAGTTTGATATTCACATTTGTTAAATTTAAAACGTTTTGTGTCATGTGGAGCAATGCATTCGCAATTGTCTCCTATGTTGGTAAACCAACAATTTGGGGTTGATGCTACATAATCTACCATCTGTTCAATTTTGTGTGGGTTCACATAAGGCGAACCTAAGTGGTTGTCTGCATTAACTACTAATTTGTAATCTCTTGGCATTTTCCATCCGATAATTTCCATTCTTTACTCCTTCTTCTTTTAGTTAATAAAATGTACTACGTTCATAATTTTTATCTGCACACCAAATACAAACTGCTGGTTTACCTTTTCCCATATCATGTACTGGTCCTCCACACGATCTACATTTACCTTCTCTTATTCTTTTTCTTTTAATCTCTAAAGTGATTTCGTTAATTTTTATTCTGTGAAATTCACAATGAGGATATCCTGGTATTGATGGTTCTGTACATCGTTGACATTTGTTATTATCTTTACATTTTTGTCTATAATTTTTCATTTGTTGATATGTTATTTCTAAATGACTTTCACATATATTTCTTTTTTTTGATAAATTATAGCAGTCTTTACGAATGCACAATCCATACATTATATGTAGTTCTTTTCTTTCTTTTCTTGTCATACCTTTGTTTCGTCAATTTGATTCACGTATACAATTGCATCATGTTGTTCGATTGTTTCTTCCAATCCTTGATATATATTGATAGCATGTAACAATTCCCAAGCTAAACGATTAGCTTCCTCTACACTTAGATCGAATCCACCAATCAATCCTGAAGTTGTAAGATCATCAATATTTATACCTATCTTTCCACACTCCCAAAAAGAAAATGCAGTCAGCTTTGCTTCTACAAGAATTCCGTCCTTGTTTTTAGTTTTCACTAACATGTCCTCCATACGGTAGTAAGTTGAATGATTCTATATTTCTATCTGATTGGTATCCTTTCAGTCTCCAAATCGCCATAGGGATTAACCATTGAAGATTAGGAATAAGATAATTACATCCGTCTATTTGATATGTTTTCCAAATAGTAACTTGTTCGTCTGTTAATGATTTGACCGAATTGATATCTTCAGCTATGCTACAAAAGCAATATACTCTACATATAGTCGTTTCTATATACCCAAACAAATCCCAATGAGTACATTCCTTTCCTGTTTCTTCTTTGAATTCTCTTACCATTGCTTCGTAATAATCCTTATCAGAGGCTTCTATTTTGCCCCCTACGCCGCTATATAATCCTGCTTGCCATGCAGGTCTATTCTTTTTGATCAGAACCACCTGAGTCAATTCTCGATTGAATAAGAATCCTACCACATATAAAGTTTTATCGCTCATTCATTATCTCCTTAATATAAATCTACTTCTCTAGGTTCAGTTTCCCATGTCATATCAGGAAAAAGTTTTTTATCAAGTCTAAATGATCTGCTTGAACTATACCAATATGTCAAAGCTCTTTCTGGTTTCTCTATCCAGAGAGTCAATGTTTCGTATAACAAATCTCTAGTAACCCACATAATTCATCCTCTTAAAATACAAAAAGGTATAAATCTTTCGATCTATACCTAAGTGTATCAGATAAATTTTGTCGTGTCTATTAATTTCTTTATTTTATATTACATGCTGCAATATCTTCGAGTTCTTCTTCTTTTTCAGGAGCAGGTTCCTCTTCGATTTTCTCTTCATCCTCTTCAACTTCCTTTTCCAAATCCAAATCTTCTAGGTTTACCTTCGGAACTTTGAAAGCTTCAAGACCATCTTCGAATACGATATCAACAAGAGTAGGATCGTCTTCATCTTCATTGAACACAACAGCTTGAGCACCAGCTTCAACTTTAGCCTGAAATTCTTCGAATTCATCGTCAGTCATATCCAAATCTTTAGCTGTAAACGTATCAGCATCGATAACCTTTACTAGACTGCCAATGTTAATCTCCGCAGGTTCGTCTTCAGGAATTTCATCTACCGGCATTTCTTCTTCTGGCATTTCCAGATCGGGATCGACTTCTTCTTCACCTTCATCCCCTTTATGTTCGCACAGCTTTCTCATAATTGCTTTCAAACATTCGTTTGTGTCCTCTACTATAAGTACTTTTTGTTTTTCGCCCATGATATTTCTCCTTGATTGTTATTAGTATTCAGTAAGTTCATCTTTATAAGAGAACTTTTGTATACGTTTTTCTGCTCGGCTCTTCATAATGATCGAAGGTTTTGCAGTAGGTTTACGGATTCTGTCATATATGTCTTTTCCTGTTATCTTTTTCATGCTAATACTATACCATATTATTCTACTAAAGTCAATCTTTAAATTAAAAACCCACATTGTTCTGCATCTTCATCTGTTTCAGGAGCACATGGTCGAACGAGCTTGTTCTCTTTTGCAAATTTTAAACAATCTGCATAAGATTTACAATTCATGCAACATAAGTTAGTCTTCATTCTGCAATATACTGGTCTTTTCTCGGCATTACAAAATAAATATTTTTCCATTATAAATCTTTCTCCATTCGTTTTTCGGCTTTAATTTTATTTTTTGAAGAAACTGCTGGTCTTCCTACTGATATTTCTTTCATCCTTTTGTTAAAATTCTTAATCTTATCACTGTAATACGAATTGCATGACGGACAGTAATTGATTCCCTTCATGTCCACTAACAACGAAACATCAAAGACATCAAAGACATTTCCACAACCATGACAACGAAATATAGTCAACCTACTCACCTACTTTTATTGAATTTGTATTAGAAGATTAATCTTTTTCTAATTCATTATCCAAAAAAAGTAGGGCGGCTGGAGATTCATTAGCAATGCTAAACTTGTTTCTCCAATCGATAGATTGTTTTATTTCTTCTCTTTGTTTCAAGATCAATCCTTGAATCCAATCAAACGTAAGATAATCTGCCATGTCAAATGATACTTTCTTGATAAGATACAGACTTTGCAACGTATTTTGTTCTGCTTGAACTGCTTGACAAAACATTTCAAGTAAGGACATTTCTTTGTTAAATTCTATTTCAGGAAGAGATTGCATTACAGGATTCATATCTCTATCACACATGAAATCAAAAATCATCTTGAAGTGCTCTGTTTCGCCATCTGCTTCTGAATGGAAATACTTTGCTGCTCCTGTAAACGATTGAAGATCAGCAATTCCCGCAAAAGTTCGGTACACTCTTGAGTTGTTTTGTTCAAGAGTCAACTGATTTTGAAGTGTTGAGTATACAGTTACTATTTGTGGTTCTTGAACTTCATATTCCATAAGTTCTCCTGCTGTTTATATTTATTTATAATACTATCATATTTTTAAGTCGAAGTCAAATATATAAATAGAATTGAAGAGTAATCTGACTGTTCGAACCAGATCAGAAACAGTAGGAGCAAATTACTGCTGTCCTCCTCATTTCTATTTATAAGGAGCAATATCATGTATCATATCGTTTACCAAACAACAAATCTTATCAATGGAAAATTTTATATTGGTAAACATTCTACTAAAAATTTAGATGATGGATATCTCGGAACTGGATTGTTGATAAAAGAAGCTATAAAAAAATATGGTAAAGAAAACTTTCAACGAATTGTATTATATTATTGTGCTTCTTCACAAGAAGCATATAATATAGAATCTTTAATAGTAAATAAAAACTTTATAAAACATGAGGATACTTATAATATTATTCTCGGAGGAAGTGGTTCTTTTACAGAAAAAAATTGTTCCGAAGAAACCAGAAAAAAAATGTCAGAAAGTCATAAAGGACATATTCCAACTGAAATAACAAGAAAAAAATTATCAGAAAAAGGAAAAAACAGAACTCATTCAGAGGAAACAAAAAGAAAAATATCACAAAGTCATATGAAAATGTATCCTACATACGAAACAAGAAAAAAATTATCAGAAAGTTCTAAACATAGATTACCTATCTCAGATGAAACTAGAAATAAATTATCAATCAGTATGAAAGGAAACAAAAACAGAAAGAGAAAGATTGATAACCTTTCTCTTTCTGTTTAATTTTTAAAAATATTCGGTAGTATATGATGTACGAGCTATCATTTTTATTCCATTTTTTTCGTAAAAATAATCACCCTTATCATCAACGGTTAACTTATCGAACCAATCGCCCGAAAGAAGCTTTGCAAGTTTCAAGATAGCAAAGTTGCTTCTGATTAAGATCAATTCTTTCTTGATTTCATCTCTCTCAGCAAACAAGAAATTTCTGGTTTTGACAGATTCTTTGTTCAGATCAACTGCTTTAGCGTCAGCTTCATTCTGAACCATAAGGTATTGCTTGTGAAGAGTTTGCATACTGGCGGTCAATTTCTTGCCGTTATTGATACGTTCCAGCATCTCACTGATCTTAGGCCACGAAGAAAAACCAGCAAGGTAGAATTCCATTGTTCTGCTCTGATAACTGTCAGAATCTTCTGCTTTAGCCTTTGTGATTTCTACACCACCATAATTAAGATTCTTGTCCAGACCATGTTTCTCAAGCACTCTGATCTGTGCAACAGTGTATTCTTTCAATGCTCCAGTTTTCTTGAGAGTATCGGTAAGAATACCATCAATCAAGTACCCAACTATCTTCTGACGAGCTTCCAGTTCAGTAGTAAGCCGAACATCTTCAAAGATATTGGCTATATCAGTTGCTTTGTTGATGTACATTCTGTTGATGATCGGGAACACAGACAGATCAATAACGACTCTGGCATACATTTTTTCGTTTATTACTGTACCTTCAATCCATTTCATATATTTTTCATCAACTTCACCTTCAGTAGGAATAAGAACTTCAATCTTCTTGATGTTCAGGTTGCCATCTTTGATAATGGTATAGTTTCGGAAGATTCCACTTTCAATTTCAGTAGGCAATCCTACTTCTTTTGCGTCCATCGGATTGATTGCAACCTTTCCAGGAACATAAACTCGAATTGAAAGGTTCATGTGCTTCTTATTGAAAACAAAATCAGAGAAAGGTACACGAATTTCGTCTTCGGTCTTTGTGAAGAGATTGAATTCGTCTGTGGCTTTTCTGGTAATACGAGAGTAAGCTTCCAGGTTTTTACTGAACGGAATGTAATAAGCATCGATAGTCTGGAGATATGCTAGAACATCCATTACACACTTTGCATCATCAGCAGGAAGATATCCAACAGTTGCTACTCCATCCAGCATTCGATGTTTATTGTTTATGGTTGCTTTGCGAAGCTTCTCAATATGAACAGCACTTTCATCGAAAGTAAAACTTGAAAGATGTGAATCAATCAAAGCTTTTTCGCCAAGATTTTTTGAAATGATATCCAGAGATTCCAATCGTCTGTTGTTGTAATAGAGATTGTATGCATATGCATAGTAGAAATTCACTACTGATGCTTGAGCTATTGCTTTATTGATATCGTCACTATTGTAAAGAATACCTTGATAAGTGAAATTGATATCATCTTCATCTTCGCCAACAATGAAAACTTGGTTTTTTCGTTTATCAATTCGAGAAAGTTCAAAGATTCCTTCTGTCATTTTTGTGAAGGTACGATTAAGATAAACAATATCTTTACTATGATAACTGTCTATTTTGATATCTTCGATTACAGCCTCAGAAATCTTTTCGAAGTTATGATTGAATATGGTGAGATATTCATCGATGTTGGAACTATGAAACATGGTTCCGAATTCGGAAGTAGCGGAGAATGCTTTGAGAAGTTCCTGGTTGTAGTAGTTGCCATAACCAACTGTGTTAAAAGCAATGATTTTGCCTTTCATCTTTTCCAGTTCGATCATGCATTTACGTTCCTCTTCAGGAACACCCCAAGGAACTACAGGCTGACCGTCTGTGAACAGAGTCACGGATACCGGAGCAAGATCACCAATCTCATCGAGAATGGTATTTACTTCCTTGAGAGGATCGGAGAAGCAAGTACAGCCGATTACAGACCGAAGAGAATTCAAGATAGCTGTCATTTCCAGCATCTTATTTGCACCCTTCAATACTGTTCGATGTTGACCCGCTGACGAAAACCAAATGATGGTCAGAAGATCATCTTCACCGATAACTTCAATTGTCTTCTGGACATTATCGATAAGCTGGTTGATGCTATATGCCATAGAACCAGACCGATCAAGAATGTGAATATGATGAAGTTTATTGACTACCTTACTCTCAACAACTTGCTGTTCGGTTTCCTCTTTATGAGAAATAGAAACAACAACTTTCTTTTTTCCACCTACATCCAGGATGCTTTTGTAAATTGCCATTCGTTTTATCCTCTCTTTAGTTAGTTTTTAAAAACTCAAATATACTTTTGGGTTTTATGGTTCTGTTGTTATTCGCACGTTCACAGGCCATTTCAAGTCTTATTCGTGTAAGTTCATAAGGATCATTTTTAAGTTCTGTGAGATGCTTTACCATCTCTTCAAATTCTTTCATAGCTGCATGATACCATATCTAAATTTGAAAGTCAAGAACTATTTACAACTATCTGTTTGCATATGCTTATAAAATACTCTTGGTTAAAAGAATTTTTCATACGATTTACATCTTTATGTACCCACTGAACATTACCTTCAACATATCCTTTCGATGAATCTATCCGATCTAATGATGCTGTTTTATCACATTGAGACTTTTTAACATATATTATCTCTATATCCATTTTACTTAATGCACATTTACCTTGCTGTTTTATATATAAATTCCATAAATATTCGGCAGTTAGGTTATAATCTATATTTCTTTTTTCTGCACCATATCGAATTTGATACAAATATAATCCTGAAATATCACCCGTTCCATTCCATCCTGGATTATCTTTTGCTTTACGAGATATTCCACATGAACAAGCTCTTACTCTTCCTAAATTACCCATAATGACTGTAGATTCTCCTCCACAGTCACATTTACATACCCAACATGAATTTCCATGTTTATCTCTAACAGGATATTGTAATACTAATTTTCCTAAACGTTCTCCTGTTCTATCTTTAAACAAATTATTACCAGGAACAAAATCTGTTTTAGTTTTATCCCATTTGTATAACTTCATATCAACTTTTGTTTTATTTTTCATAAATTCTCCTCATATGATGTTGTTTCTTTTATTTATACATATGAGGAGAATTTGTTTAGATTTCACAAGAAATTCCTGTGCAACTTAATGTCTGAGCACCTTCAGTATTATCTTCCAATTCAAATTGATTCAACTCTGCGTCAAAATCTATATTTATTTTGGTCCAAGGCTTACAATAATCATAATATTCCTCTTTAGAAATCGATTCATAGGGACTAAGAGGATAATGTGAGCCGTCATAGGGCAGAAATGCTAATCCACAAACCGCATCCCAATTCTTATAAACCCATGCTCCGACTTCAACCCACTCATCGTCTTTACATGAAATCGTAACAGAAGGATTGCCGTCACACCAATTGTCGTTGAACATCTTCCAGTATTCAAGTTGTTCGAGTGCAGAGAAATCATCTCTGTTCAAAGAACCTCTAGGAGATTTGATAGGAAAATCGAATACTAATGTGTTGTAATCTTCCCAAGTGCTTCCTACTTCTGGATTGCATGGAACATTCTTACTCATTAACAAATGAGCGATAGGGTCTTTTGCTGTAACTCTTACTCTACGAATATAATAATCCGAATGCCGAGCATGAATTCCACTTGAACAGTTGCATAATTGTGAAACAGTACCAGAAGGTTTTACTAATGTTACTTGTTTCGGAGCAACAATTCCAAGTTCTTTTGCAAACTCTTCAGAACATTTATGAGCAAACTTCTTCAGTTCTCTTAACATCTTGCAAGTTTTATCATTTACTTTTTTGAATAGAGGAGAATCACATACTCCGGTCAAAGAAACGCCGATCAATCTTTCTTTTTCTGCATTCTCTTTCCAAAGAGGACTAACATTTGGAAAATGAGTCAATGTGGATTGGATGCATCCTAAAAGAACTGCTGCTCTGATCTTCTCTTCTAAGTCTTCTTTAGTATCTTCAGGACGTACAACAACTTCGGTGAGGTTACAGCATTGTCTGTCCATCAAAAGAGCTTCACCACAAGGATTTGATCGTACATCACCATCCATACGATTGAACCGATCTGCTTTTTCTCTAGCAGAAACTGTATTGTAGATTCCACGTTCTCCACTTCCTGAACGAATAAGATTCAACCATTCTTCCATGAACAATGCAGATTCTGGTTTCTCTGTATATGCAATACTGTTATTTGCCATTCTACGTTGAGGATTTTCCAACCAGAACTGTCCATCCTTGGCATGTTTCATACGATTATCAGATAGATTAGAAAAACTGATACATGCTGAACGTCTGACACCACCAACAACAACACATTCACCGACCATCGTTGCGATATCATGAACTTCTATAGAATTAAGCTTTCTGCCTCTAGCATTCTTGCAAATTCTGATAATAAAACTCATAAGTTGTTTCAATGGTTCAGGACCAGAAGCTCTTCCACCAAAGGTTTTGAGTCTTGCACCTTTAGGACGAACTAAAGAATAATCAAAAGTAGGAATCAATCCATTGTATATTGAATTTACACAAAAATCTACAGCTTCTTTCCATCCTAATTTTGAATCGGCTACAATCCAGGCTGTTGTTCCTACTTCTTCAAAAATTTCAGGAATTTCAGGAAGTTTGCTTACATATTGGCGTTCAACAGAGAATCCTACTCCACAACCATGCATCATCAGGTAAAGAATTTCTCCAAATTTATCTATAGAATTCAATGCTATATAGCAACAATTGAATCCAGCAAAGTTGTTTTCTTCTAGAGCAGGACCGGCAGACCAGAGTGCTCTCATACTTCCCATAACTTGTTTATTTTTCTTTAGTTCGATTGCTTCTTTATATGCACCTAGCAAAGAAGCAGGTACTTTAGATTCAAAAAAATCACTATATCTTTGTACTGCTTCATCCCAGGATTCTCTTCTTTTTTCTTCATCCAACCATCTTGTATATGTACGTTTTGCAATAAAATTTGAGTATGTTTCTTCAATCTTATCAGTTGTTTGTACCATTTAGTTGCTCCCTTTATTTAATCGCATAGTTTCTTGCATATTTTTAGGCCATGATTCTACTGTTCGTGTAGCTGCTTCTAGTTGTCGCAATAACCATCCATTAGCAAATGGTTCGAATTTCATTTCTTCACTATGTCCACATTTTGAACATTTCCAGCAATCTATTATTTTCAATGTATCTGAATTGAGAATTTTACATCCACATCCCAAACAACATGATTCTAATTTTGATTCTATTGCTTTTCCTGAATTCATTGTGATTTTACATTTAGGACAGATCAAAATCATCTCCTATGTAAATACAATCTTCAAATATGAATTTGTAAACTTCTGGTATAACGTCAAACATCTTGTATGCTAATTTTCTAATTTCCCACATAGCTCGTTTATTAGTCCGTAAATGAAACCAATTTCTTAAGCTTCGAGCATTGATCGTGAAGATGCATTCAGATTGTAGACTATCAGGCAGACAGAATTTTGCTTTATCGTTTGAAATACCAGCAACAATACATAGACGAAGATTTTCTAATGCCATGATAGAAGCTTTATCTACTTGTTCTATTCCTGTCATAATAAGATATTTCTCAGCTTCATGATAATTAAACTGATCTCTACCGATACCTAAAGAAATATAAAAACAGGGTGCTGTCTTTAATTGATGCAGACAATATCTTGTTGATCTTTCTGATACAGAAGCTATACGGTGACGAGATTTTTCCTGGAGAAGTGCTCTACTATATCCTGCCAACTCAAAAGAAAAATTGAGATGTTCTATTGTAGATGTATGACCAGAAGCGATAATTTGCTTTATGAGTTTCTTATCTTTCTCTCCAAGAAAAAATTCATTCTCATGACAGATAGAATTTTCACTAGTCCAATAGCTATCACTTTTTTCTTCAGAGTCATAACACTTTCTGATAGCATGTATAGCTATGTCTAATGGTGTAACATGTAACAATTCAACTTTCATTCGTTCCTCCTATAATACAGTACCAATAGGCATGTATACATGTTCAGTATGCAATACATATTCTTTCAGAAATCTTTCTACTTCCCAATCAATAACAGTTACTGATTTTGTGATCAGGTCATTACCGATTGCTCCGGTTATAGCTAGAACTGTTTTTACAACATCTCCAGGCTTATACGAATTGCCATACAGACTTACACTTTTGAACTGCCAATAGTTTTCTTCAGTAACAATCATGTCAAGTGCTGACGTTACAAGAAGCTTCTTATTCAGTTCTTTTTGTGTTTTTTCAAATTCTATCCGTTGAATTTCATATTTTTCTTTATATTCTTTTCTTTTTATATCATCTTGTCCTAATTCAGAATCCTTAAGAACATAACTTTTATCACTGTGTTCGATATAGTCTTCAAGAAATCTATCTGTATCGGATGAAAGAACAATACCAATTACTAATCTTAAACATTTTATATGTTCTGTTTGTTCTTTTTCTAAATCCTTTTCCATAATAACAACTACGTTAACTTTATCCCCAATGTTAAGTTTTGTATCAGGATAAAGTAAACTGCTAGACAACTTTTCAATATTTTCGTTAGTTATTTCAATAGTTTTTAGGATATTCATTATAACTCCTTTATGTTTCTGTCTTTAGCATCCATTTCATAAGATTCGTTCTCGATTCTTTTTTCTATATCGAGATTTCTGGCTATTTCTGAATCAGGAAGATCATATCCTGTGGATGCCCAGGAACCGTTTAGTTTGACATGACCATTAAATCTAACTGTTTGTTTCATTGGTCTGCCACAGTTTTCACACAGAACACAATCTTTGGTATTTTCGTGTTGTTCAAATGTCATTCGTTTTTCTATAACTTTTATACATTTTCTACAAGCAAATTCGTATAATGGCATTAGTTTTCCTCTCTTATTTCTTCTATTTCGTCTGTAATGTTTGTAATCTCTTTGATTCCTATACAATCGTAAATAGCTTCTACTATTTCTTCTGCATCAACTCTTGTTTCATCGAATTCTACTTCAAAAATCTGTTTCATTTCTCCTCCTTGTTTATACGTTCTATGTTAAGAATATTTTCAAACAAAAATTTGTTATCGAATGTATGATAAGGAAAATATGTTCCATTAGTTTCAAAACATACACATGTTCCTATTGAAGTTGTTATATTATATAGAATCATTGATCAATTTCTCCTTATTATCTGTCCATAAATTTAAAAAATAGTTAGCTGCATAATTTGCTACTTCGTGTATTTCTTTTTTGTTCAATACTTTCTTGTTATGTTTTTCTTGATACCATCGATAATTGTCTACAAATGCCATAGCAATAGCAGACTGATAACCAAATCTAAATCCTTCATCTTTTTCAAATGATTTTTTAAAAGTTTGGATCGCATTCTTTATTTCTGTCATAATCATTTTTCCTCCTGTTCTGGTAATAGTTCGAACAATTCAGCAGTATTTCTTAGAATAGAAGCAAGGTCAGGAGAAATATTGAATCGTTCTGTGTTAATAGAAATGCTTGTAAGTATATTTCCGTCTTTGTATCTTGCACAAGAAGCAGACCAATCACATAACATTTCTACAAGATCGATCAGATTCATTCCTGCTATTCCATTTGGAAAATGTTGTGCGTGGTGACGATTTTTACTGTAATGATGCATCAATGCTGGTTCGAGTTTTTCTAAAATCTCATTGTATTTGTCCGAACCATATTTTATATTTTCTGTATCTTCTACTGTATCAGCAAAAACATCTACTTCAGGAGAAAACATTTTTGATTTATCGTGTGTTCTAGCTCTACGTTTTAAGTCTTTACAAATGATATCTATTCTGTCTGAAACTAATTTTACATGTGTTAATGTATCTTTTATAGTCTTATCGTAGTTCATCGTTGATCTCACCTTTAAGTTCTTTTTTGAAAGTATCTATCAGTTCTATTTGAACTTCGTATACCAATGTTTTCTTTATATGTTCAGGAATTTCGGGAGGACGGGGCATATACATCCAGTGTGTCGGCAAATCTCCACACGGACCCCATTCTGAACCTTTAGGACCACTATATAGTTGAAGAAAATCGATATCTCCTTTCTTATATCCCCATGCTTTGATTTCTGCTGGACTTACATTTGCATAAAGATATTGTCCGACATCATATCCACGACCTGGATTGATTTCTTCATACGTAGAATCAAATTCTGCAACTATTACAGAAATACCATGTCTTCCTTCTGGTATTTGTGGCATTGCATCATCAACACTAACCCATTGTCCCGGCATTGTTGTAAAATAATCAATTTCTGATAATGTTGGCTTTTGTTCTTTGGCTTTTCTCATAATAAACCGTTCCTCATTTTGAATTTTAGTTTTGTTGTTGCTCCGAGTCCTTCATACACATTATTCTTAATCATATCATGTAATTTTTCAGAAGTATATTCTTTTTTACACACAAGATCGTTGAAATCTTTTTCTTCTATATCATCTGGAAATATAAAGACTTTTTCATCCTGTCTTGCAAGCTTAATACCTTCTACTAATCCTTTTTTGTACTTTGATTTGTAGTCATTATCCAATATCCACACTCTATTCTTAACTATATCCAATACCTTTTCGGATAATGAAGTTCCTAGACCTGCAATAGAGTTTTCTGTATAGAGAGAATCGATTATAGATTCAAAAATGTAAACAGTCTTAGATGGATCGATGTTAAAGATATTGTATACCTTAAACGATTCGTTATTACAGAAATTATAAAACATTTTACGGTCCAACGATCTTCCCTGGAATCCATATACTCTTTCATTATCATACCATAACGGAAATATCAACATGTTTGAGAATGGTTGATGTTTGTGTGTAGAGAAATATAGTTTTTTGAATACCTTAACAGGAATTTTTCTTTTTTGAGCGTAACGAACGCAATCAGGAATGGTCGATGCAGGAACAAAATATTCTGGATTAAGCTTAAAAACATATTTCAACCCATACTTATATTTTTCGTTAGAAACTACTTCTATTTTTGGTTCAGGTTTAAGAACTTTCTTCTGGAGTACTTTACCAGCTTTCAGTTTATTTATATATTCCTGCTTTTCTTCTTTTTTGTACTCTTCAAATAGAGCAGGATTGACCAATTCGATAAAGTGTCTAAGGTTTGTTGGTTCTGGCATACACTTGAAACATAACACAGAAATGAAAGGTTTACCTTTGGTTAGAATATAAAGCTTTTTCTTTCGTTCATCATTACCACACAATGGACAAATGGCTGTATATCCTACTCCTATTTTAGTCAACTTTTTTAACCCAATTCTAGCTATATACGGCAATTCATTCATTAATTCCATTGCTAACTATCCTTTCAATAGTTGAGTTTTAGTTTTGTTTTGACAATTAAGACAATTTGGTGTACTGTTTCCGTTTAGTAGTACGAGCTTTTCTAGACTTTCCTGTTCTTCTTTTGTCAGGCTCGTTCCGCAATTCAGACATCTGTGGAATAACATCAGGTATCTCCTTTCGTTCAACTATTATAGCATCAGTTATATCATCAAATTCAAACAATAATCGTTGTGATCTTAATTGAGCTTTGACTTTATTTTTAGCTTCTTCAAGGGTTTCCGCTGGAACTCTTAATCGTTGTGGTTTGTATATTGTTACACATACTTCGAACATTTCCATTAGTTATGTTCCTCTTCCTCTATTACTCTGAAGTCATATTCTGGATGATTACAAAATTCTTTCTTGATATAGTTGAATTTTGTTTCGGCTAAAGTCTTTTCTTTGTTGATAATGAACTTGAAAGCTCTTTCAATTGTCTTTGAAAAGTAGTTGAATGGATCACATTTAGCAAATGCTGGATTATAGTTGTGAGCATATCTAACACAGAGATAGAGTGCTTCTGTTTTCATTTGATCGAGATAGGTATATCCTGAAAAATTTCTTCGAGTAGCAGCATGATTTACTAGCTTAAGTATACATTCACCGATAAATTCTGTCATTTTATAATCAGGATCAACTTCTTTCTTCTTTTTCCAATCAACAAGTGCTTCATGAAACTTTACTTTATCGATGTATGTTTTCTTATACTTCTTTTTGGTGTTAAAGTTGTCTATATATCCTGTCATTTGTTGCCTACTTTCTGTTAGTTAAATGTTTTAGTTCTCTATATCTATACTGAGGTGTATCGGCAAATAATGACCAACAATCTTTTTCATTATACATTCTTCCTTTTGAGCATTCTTCTTTTGCTTCTTCTTCAGTATCAACATATCCAAAAGGTTCATATCCATCTGCATTCCTATTTTCCATAGGATCGATCCAAAGTCTTTCAATTAGATATTTATGAGACATATTTCTTTTCCTTTAGTTTTTCAATATAAGTTTTTATAACTCTATTGTGCTTGTAAAATACAACTCTATAATAGATATTTTTTATAGCTGTTCCTATTGTATATACAAGATTTCCCATGACTAAAAGTAAACAAAAAATAAAATCATTCATTATAGATTTCCTGTCTTTATTTGATATTGTGATAGCTTATAATCAAACTCTTGAGCAACATATATCTTAGCTCTCTCTGCGAATTGTCTTACACTATGATTAGTATATCGTATTCTGTTCGGTTTGTCTATTTTTATTATCAGATCATCTATCAAATCGAAAATATTTAAGTATTCCTTATCCTTATGTAATCTTAATCCTCTTCCAATTGCTTGTAATATCTTACCTTTTTTCTTGTAATTGCTTGCCATGATAATGTTATGAAGATTCTTTACGTTGATTCCTCTAGCAAATACTCCATAACTTGCAATTAGAATGATATCATTTCGTAATTCAATCAAATTTCTAATATCTTCTCGTTCACTTATATCAATATCTCCATCCAGGTAGATGATCTTCTTATCTGGAAAATATTTAGTAACAATTTCTCGAATAATATATCCATGTTTTGCTTTTTTTGTAAATAAAACTAGACTGTTACCGTTGATATTAGAAATCAATTTACAAATAAACATGTTTCTTTCAACAGATTCATGAACCAAATCCATTTCTTTGTTATATCCTACAGTAGTTTCTTCTATTTCTGCACATTTTTTAGTTTCTTTTAGATATGGTTCAACGTTTTCTTTATAATTTTTCATCTTAATTTCTTCTGGATATACTAAACGAACTAGATTCAATTTCATTTGAGAAAGTTGACCAACATCTTGAAGAGATTTATAGGTTGAATATGTTTTTATTGGACCTAAAGCACCAACAATAGTAAACCATTCGCATGTTCCTTCGTCAGGATAACTTCCAGAGCATCCTATCCTGGTTGATGCATTGATACATGCTTTGGTAATCATTGAAATACATTTTGCGGCAGTTGTATCTGCTTCATCACATATCAAAACATCAAATCTTGCAAATTGTTCAAGATCAGTATATGTTGATTGCCATGTTGAAAAAATAATTTTTCTATCTGAATGTCTTTCTGTTCCTCCATATACTCTATCTACTTTAATATCTACTTCTTCCCATCCATAATTTCGGAAGTCAGATATCAATTGTTCTACAAGTTGAATTTGATTTACTATAACAACAATTTGTTTATCATATTGTTCAAACCATCTAATAATCATATATAATATAGCTGATTTTCCACTATTATGAGTTATCATTCCTCCGTTAGTAATATAAAGATTGTCTTCTACTTGAATTCCATAATAATTTCCACTATATCCATCATATTCAACATCAAATTTACTTCTATATGGATCAATTCTGGTTAGTGATTCTTTAAAACTTCTTTTTCTGAGAATACGAACAGGAATTTTTCTTATATTACCCATCAATAATACTTGATAATAATTTCTATCATATTTCTTGTTATATTTTGTTCTGGTTGAACATACTATGCCTAAAGATATAGATAATCGTTTAACATCATCTCTTAACTGTTTTGATTTGAACGTTAATTCATATGCCGTTCCGTTTGCTAAATGACCATCACTATCTATCAATCCTGCCAGTACATCTAATCTATAATCTATTGAAGTTGTGAATATAGGTTCAGGGATGAATCTATCAGCACATTTTACATTTTTTTTAGAATTGCTTGAAAAAATTATACCCATTTTTTCAAATTCTTTGAATATCACGTTTCTATTTTTTCCTACTCCCTGTCCTTTGGTTCCTATACATCCTTTTATATCAAAATGTAAATTATCTTTTGTTATTACTTCACATTCTAACATATTTGCTTGTATATATATTTCTTTTTGAGATTCTATATCTTCATTTGTAACTTGACACGAATAAGTACTACCATCTCCTAAATACAAACCTATAAAATAAGGAGTCAGTTTTATATAACTTAAATCAGTTTCATGTTCAAAGTTCAATTCTTTATCATTATAGAAGATGTTTGCTATATGTTTAAAAGTTTTCTTGGATTCTATATATGTTTTCACTTCCATATTTTGAATATAATGTTTATCACCTTTTGTTATAGAATATGGTTTACTATAATCAGATCGTTTTAATGGTAAAATATGATTTTCGTTTACAGTTATACTATCTCTATTGTTTTTAGGAATGATTTTACAAAGTTTATCCTGTCCAGTAAACGTATTTAAAACTTTTTTGAACCTTCCGTCTTCTCCAAATACATATTCTCCTATTGTAATATCTTCTACTTTCTTCCATATTCCGGTATTCATCAAAATCATATCACCAGCTTTATGACAACCAGTTACTGAACCAATATTTAAGACCTTATACTTGATTGCTTCATATGCTGCCTGTAACTGGAAATCTCTCGTAACTAATGGATTACCATCATCATCTTTCAAATGAAGTCTCTGAACGAATTCTAGGAAGTCCTGGTATACAATCTCTTCTTTGTTTCTGTACGTAGAAGAGATCGAATATCCTCCAGCTTTAGCAAACTGTGAAATTTTGAAATACAATCCGACAGGAAGATAGTTTTTATAGATATCAAAGAAGTAGATTTTTCCATTCCATTTTCTATTTCCTTGTGTGTCTCGTTGTTTATACTTCGGAGAAAATTGATAATTAGGAGCTAGGGCAGAGAAATACTTATAAAGTTCTCTTGATATTTCATGAGAACAGTCTACAAATAAAGTACTTTCGTTAACCTTTGATAAAACTATATCAGTCTTCAGATGATGTTTCTCCTCTACAACTTTTACAAAGAGTTTTTTCTCCATCATATTGTAAATCTTCACTATCCCCACACCAATCACAACCAAACATTATCATGTATTACTCCCCGATCCTTCGTATTGAATATGAGGACATTTATAGAATCGTTTATCTTTCTTGATTATCTGAACACATATAAGCATGTACTTATTTATACTAGTTAATTCTACCTTATGATAAGGACAAATAGGTTTCATTTCTATTTACCATTAAGGAATTTTTGATATTCCAACCAGTTTTGAACCTGAAAAGCTTTTCCTTCGAGTGCTTTCTTAACTGAATCACAAAAATTCTTTATATCCCATGTTCTTTTTGAAGATAGAAAAAGATTTGAATATGAAGGATCAGATTCTATAAAACAATCCAGGTATTCTTTACATGTTATTGAAGAACTATATTCCTTTTTATAGAAATTATGTAACTCTGTCCATTTCTTCTTTCTTTTGATATCTATCATATCTGCTTTTTTCTTAAATTCATTACTTTTCTTTATCCAATACAGAATATGATTTGTATTTTGATAATTAGATTCCATATGTTCTTTATCAAAATTACAATGTATATCTGCTTTTAGTATAAGTTCTTTTTCTATATCATCTATTTTTACTAAAGTAGTTGATGTATATTCTTCTTCTATATCTTCCATATTATTATTCCTCTATTCTTTTTTATTTGCTTTCTTTATATTTATATGCTATCATACTTCTATATATAAGTCTATTATTATTTTTACTATATATAAGTACTTAATATTATTATAGTATTATAGTAACTATAGTATAATATAACTATAGAAATATAGTAATAGTTAACTATAGTAATATATAGATTATTATATAGTAGAAAGGCATTCAGGGTAGACCTTGTGCAGCGGCACAATTGCAAGTGTAGCATTTTTTTGGAACCATGTCAAATCTTTTTTATAAAAAATTTTTTAGTTGACAACTGGCATGGTTTCATGGTAGTATCAAGAAATAGGAGAACAAATGATTGGAAAGATTCTGACAGTACCAAAAGCAGATGTAATAGCAAACAAGGAATACTATGAAAAAGAAGATAACTTATTGATTTCGATTATGTCTAGCTATAGACCACCGATATTTGAAAAGGATACAGATCGAACTATTACCTTGTTTTTTGACGATGTGTATCCGTGTCATTGGGTATATTCAAAACAAAAAGATAAATATCCATACAAATTTTGTTCTTCAGAAGATGCTAAAAAGATTGTTAAATTCATCCAAAGACATAGTAGATCGAACAAAAAAGAAACTTTACAGATTCAATGTACTCTTGGAATTTACAGATCAGGAGCAGTTGCTCGATATGCTTTGAAATATTCCAGGATGAATATTGAGGATTTTCATAGACTAAATAAGAAGATCAGCCCAAACGAATGGGTTTTGGATAAGCTGGTCGAAGCTGAGTTTGAATTGAAAGGTAAACAATGAGATACGCTTTATCAGACTTGCATGGATGTAGAAATACATTCCATCGAGCCTTAAAAGAAATTGAATTCACGAAACAAGATACTCTTATAATCGTAGGAGATATCTATGATCGTGGACCTGACTGTAAAGGAATCATAGATGATGTTCTAGTTCTTCAACGTCAAGGATATAATATCGTCATGACAATAGGAAATCATGAAATATTTGCACTTGAAGCTACTAAAGGCGAAGGTATCTATAAGATGTGGATAGGTCAAGGAGGAGCTAAAACTCTTTTGTCATATGGAATAACCGATCCATACAAAGATTGGACAGCATTTCAAAAAGCAATTCCTGATAGACATTGGGAGTTTCTGGATAATTTACCTAACATTTATGAACTGGAGGATTATGTTTTTGTTCATGCTGGATTGGATTTTAAGCTCGACAATCCATTAACAGAAACACCAGAAGATTTTATGTTATGGGAAAGAAACGGATGGGTAAATTTTGACCAAAAGAAAATAGGAAATAGAATGTTGGTAGTCGGGCATACACCTACCAGCAAACAAAACATAATAGCTTCTCTGGATACCGGATTGATCAATATTGATCGTGGTTGTATATTCAAAGGTGCTGATTATAATCATCTTGCTGTTTTGAATTTAGATACAAAATGGTTCAGGTTCATAAAAAATATAGACGAAATCAACACAACACTCTACATGTAAAGGGGAATACATGAACGGAATGCCAAAATGTACTAAAAAGAAAATAGGTTCTGAATATGATGCAAGGATCATAAAAGAACGAATGGAACTCAAAGAAAAAGAACTGTTCAAATACTATTTTCATGATGAATGCAATTGCTGGCATATTGCTCATCTAGTTTCGAAACATAAAGTATCACAGATGTTGAACGATAATTATATCAAACCTTGGACAAAAACTATCAAATATAGCAAGGAGAACCAAAAATGAACGAAATTTTAAACGAAGTTGAATGTTGTGAAGTAACCGACAGACTTGAACTTGCTGTTGTGAAACGAGTAAAAAGTCTTGAACTTATTCCAAACAAAGATCGGATTGAACTGGTGCATCTTGATGATTGTGGATTCACTTTCATTTGTGAGAAAGGACATCAAGTAGGCGATCTTGTTGTCTATGTAAAATATGATAGTGTACTTCCTAAGATCGAACTGTTCGATTTTATGGCAGACTTCAAATATAGAGTGAAAGCAAAATCATTCACCGAGAAAGATGATGATGGAGTAGTTGTAAAGAAAATCTATTCTCAAGGAATTATACTTCCTCTTCATTTAGTAGAAATGTTTGTTGTATCAAAATGTGCATCAGAAGGTTTTATGGACATTCAAGAAACAGCATCTAAATTTATTGAAGGATCAGACCTTACAGAAGCACTTGGAGTAACAAAATACATTCCTCCAGTTATGACAGGAGCAGGTTCTGGTTTTGGTGAAATGAGATGTAAAGGAACTTTTCCTACTCATATTTTATCTAAGACAGACGAAACTACTCTTGCTTCTAAGACCAGAGCATTAGAAGAACTTAGAGGCAAAGCGGTATATATTACCTTGAAGATTGAAGGAAGTTCAGGAACATCTTATGTTGATGATGCTACAAGAGAAATGATTGTATGTTCCAGAAACAATATGATTTCAGAAACTGAAACTTGTAAATTCTGGATTGCTGCAAGAAAATATAATTTGAGTGAAATTCTTTTTAAAGAACCGTGGTTAGCTCTTCAGTGGGAACTTTATGGAAGCGGAATTCAAAAGAACAAACTTAAGATTGATGGTGTTGATCTTGCGATTTTTAATATGATTAACAAACATAATCGTAAAAGATTGTCATATTATAATATGCTCGATTTGAGAGATATGTATAATCTTCCTCTTGTTCCGTTTATAGATCGTATTGAAAATTTTGATATGTCATTCAATGAACTCCAGGAACTTGCTGATGTTCAGAAATATGCTTCTGGAGAGGATGCAGAAGGAATTGTAATTCGTCCTGTAGAACCTTTCTATTCTAATGTTCTGAAAGAAGATTGGAGCGTTAAGGTAATAAACAGAAACTACCATTTATGATAGTTCGACAGTTGTTATTGTGATATCTCGTACAAGTACTTATAGACATAGTTTTACCACAATAAATACATGTCGATGTACGGGAAAGTGCCAGAGATATTTTCTGTTTAGATTCGATAGAATGTGTACTTCCTATACGTTTAGATGTTCTGTTTTGTATATGTTCTAAAGTTTGTTTTTTACCAGCATTATTTTTACCACCTTTACAATATCGACCTTTTACCAATTGAGGTTGTTTACCTTCGGTATATTGTTTAGCCATAGTTTTAGAATGTTTTTGTTTTCGTTCATCGGTCCATGATAATTTTTGTTTCTTTGATATTTTTTCTTTAAATTCTATATTTTGCCATCGTGCTTTGGTTTTGTTGGATAGTATTTTTCTAGTTGTATTATCTAACAATCCAAAACCTTTACGTTTATAGTAACATACTTTATTAATACATAAAGGACTGTTCAAATATATTTCTATCAATTGTTGTTCGAATATGAAAGCATCTTCTTTTACCAAAGTTTCTAGTAAAATTTCTTTAGAAACTTGTATTCGATTGTTAATTTTAAGTTTAACTGTTTTAGAACTGGAAAAATATTTTACTAGAAGGTCTTTATCAGGAGCACATATGCTTCCACGATATCCATAGTAAAAAGTACCATCGCTAAATGTTAATTTATAAACGTACCAATGTTTCATGATATTATCCTTTTATTTTTATTTATAAAATTTTTATTAATCGCAACTACAAACTTTAGTAGTTGACTTTAATTTATATTTATGTTATGATGTTTATCAAAGGAGAATTTTAAACAATGTTAAAAATACAAATTATAGGTTGGAGTATTATAGGTGGAATAATTATAACGGGGATTGGGTGTCGTGCTCTAGCAATGTTGATACACAATGGTTATATATGTTAACAATCCAAAAAATATTACATTCAGGAGTTAAGTTAGACGAACTCGAAGATAAGCATGGTATTTGTGTAAAATATCATCCTGAACTTCCTATAGTTCTTCTTGACTATGATATGATCAATTCTGTAAAGACTGATCCTGCTGTAATGGAATGTCGTGGTCTTTGCCTCCATAAAGAAACTTTCGAAATCGTTCAGAAATCATTTACTCGATTTTTCAATTTTGGAGAATACGAAGAACTGACTTCCCAATTCAACTGGAACGATTTCTCTGCATGGGATAAGATTGATGGTAGCATGATCAAGATTCGTTGGTATAATGACGATTTCTTGATCACTACTCGATTCTCATTTGCTGATGCTGAATGTGGATTGTCTAGCAAAAGTTGGAGAGAACTTGTTCTTGAATGCTTAAATGATGTTCAGAAAGAAATCATCAAAAATAATTCTCATATTACATGGGTATTTGAATTCTGTTCGCCCTGGAATCAAGTAGTAAAATATCACGAAACAAATAAATTGGTTTTGTTGCTCATGACCGATAAAGGTAAAGAATATTCTCAATCGTTTGTAGATAATTCTGCTTATGTATGGGGATTTGTCCGTCCTAAAGAACATCATTTCAAGTCAGATGAAGAATGTTTTGCATACCTGGATAAACTGAACGAAGAACGTTCTACTGACGAAGGGTTTGTCTTGATCGATTCAAATGGTTTGAGGTTGAAGATTAAGAATAAGTATTATGTTCTGCTTCATTCGTTGAATGGTAATGGGGAAATGACTTCTTTGAAGAAACTGTTGCCGGTTATATTGAACGGCGAAATAGACGAAATCATTTCTTATTTTCCTCATTTGACAGACATTGTTTCTGATGTCAAAATGAGATTGGATTCCCTTATGGCAGAACTTTTGATCGTATGGGATTGTGCAAAAGACATCGAATCACAAAAGGATTTTGCTAATAAGATCATTCCTTTAACTAAAATGTCTTCTATCCTTTTCAAAGTTAGAAAAGCTGGCGGAGATATTAAGGATGTTGCAGCAGAATTCAAAAAATCAGAAGGACTGTTGATAAAAATAATTGACATTGATCTCTAAAGGTGGTAAGATATAAATATGAAATTCATAGTTTTTAGAACAAAAGATCGAAATGCTGGAATAGCTCCTTGTATCGGAGCAGTTCTAAAAGAGATTTATAGATCTTCCTGGGAAGAGGAAGACGAAGGGTTTGCTGTATGGGAAGTAGAATTATCAACTATGGAAATTTTTCAACATTTTGTACAAATGTATAAAAAAATAGTTGTTCATAATGATATCAGTTGTTTTTATGAATTACCAGAAGACTATTCTGATCAACAAGTAATAGAAATCTATGATGGATATAGAGAATAGAGGAAGCTATGGCACTTAATACAAACAAAATGACAGCAGATGATCTAGCAGAAATCAGTAAGATGAAAACTGATACTCTACTAGAACTTTATGGAATCACTTTCGATATGATTCAGAAAATGCTTCTGGAAGAAATATTCAGATTAAGAGGAATAGAGATTCCAATAGAGATACTTGAACCACCGAAACAATGTGCGTAAACTAAAGTTGTGTTGTACATCGGCTTCATTGTTATACTAGTAGTTTCACTAATCGTAATATTCACGTTCTAGGAGGACTAAATGGATAAAATAAGAGAATGGACAGAAATTGGTAAGATGATGGAAGCATTGAAAAAGAATGCTCCGAAGAAATCGTTTTTGATGGATGAAGTTGATATGACTATATACGAAGAAGTAAAAGATTTATACTTCAGAAATATTCTCAATATCAACGATTATGTAAAAGTAGATTTGTCTCTTAAAGAAGATGTTTATGTAAATCTTATGTCACAAGCTGACGAACGAGAAATTCCTTTTGATGAAATTATAAACAAAGCTTTAGATCAAGTAATAGAAAAAGCTTCAGGCCATGCCGGATATCCACAATATGAATATCGTTATCTTGAGATTGGTGAATATATGGAAGAAGGGGATGAATTCTCTGAAAATGATAGTGAATGGATGCCAGTAAATATATTCCCCCAAAAAGAACGAAATATATTTACGAACGGTAATAGTATAGTAAGACGAAAGATTAAAGAACCACAATATCGTCTTTTGAATTATCGTGAAAAGGTAGAAGAAGGGGATGAATGGTTAAATACATGTTCTCATGAATGGATAAAAACCATTTGGCCTTTTCCTCCTGTGTATCAGATTGACAGATCAGCAACTTATCGTAGAAAAATTTAACTAACGAAAGGAAAACAAATGGGAAAGTTTAAAGCAACAATGGCAGTAGCACCGTTTGTCGCTGTTACTGCTATCGTTGTAGCTCTTAATCTCTTCGGTTAAAAGATTGTAAAAAGTATTAGACAAATTCCTAAACTTATGCTATTCTAAGTGTAAGTTTAGGAATTTTTATTTGGAGGATAAATGAATTATACAACTGTATGTAAACATGGAGTAGACGGATTTGAATTTCACTGTTCAGAATGTTGTGCAGACGAAATTCGTAATCTTGAAATGGAACTCGATTCTTTAAAGAATCCTGCATACTGTGAAAAGTGTGGTTCGTGTGGAGAAGAAGGATGCTGTTCTCCAGGCAAATGTAAAACTGTACAAGGACTTTACTGTGATAGTAACGTCAAATCCTGGGAAGATATGAACAACGAAGTTGATAAATATTATCAGCTAAAAGATAAACTAAAAGAATATCTTTCTCTTGCTTCCTGTGACGGTAGACCTATCAGAAAGCAATTAAGAAAAGAGTTACAGGAGTTGATTGATGAATGAAATTGGCAGCAAAGAATGGTTTAACAGTCTTCCTATAAACGAATTAGAAGAAGGAAATGATATAATAAAGAACAAAGTAAAGTGTTATGTAGAAGAAGACGATGAAGGAGATTATGTAATCATATTTGAAGATACTTGTTTCTCTGGTGGATTTTCCGAATCATATCAGGAAGCATGTAAAATAGCTGAAAGATGGAATAAGAAAGCAATGAGAGGTTAAGATGCCGAGTGATATATTATAGCAAATGTTTAATTATATGATGTTTTCTTTTTAAGAAAAATAGAGCATCTTTATATAGATATTGAAGAAAAGCAACTTTATCTCCTAAAATAATAAAATTAGAACGACTTCCTTCTTTGTATGTTTTATTATGTATACTAAAAGGAAACTCTATTCTATTTGCTATAAAATTCCAATTTTGGTTGATATTGGACGTGATTTTTATTTCTGGAGATCGATTTTTTCTTATATAAAAACAACCATCACCATCGATTATACCACGTAAGAAATGATTGAATAGATAAGCAGAAACAGCAGACGAATCAATTCTAAACTTTAGATTGATAAAATTATCATAAACTTCTTTAGAATTTAGATTCCAATGTGCGGTTTTAGAAATTTTTTTGGTCTGTTTATTAAAAGTAGTATAGATTTTATACGATCCTCCAAAATAAGATACTATAAAATCTAAAATTTCTTTATCTTTTGGATGCATACTAATGACTAAACTTTTAATACTTGCAATATTTTTTCGTGGAGCATTCATCAAACAACCATCTGCCCACAAAAAACCAAAGATATATGCTTTTTCTTGTGTATCGATAGTTTCGAAATAATCTATTATAGGATGTTTTCTAGGAGAAAAATTTTGAAGTTTGTTTCGTTCAGTTAAAGTGCATTGTTTACATTTTGGTTTGTAATTATAAATTTTTTTAAGAGTTGTACTATACTTGAATTGTCGTTCTTTATTGCAAGTTTCACATAAACAAGTTTTCCATATCATCATTATAATTTCTCCTTTGTTTTATTTATACTTTTTGGAGATTTTATAAATAACTTTAGGAGAATATATGATTGCTTTTTTTACAGATGCTCACTTTGGTACTCAAAATTCTAATAAAGAAATATTTGAAACTATGATGAAATTTTACGAAACTCAGTTTTTTCCTTTTTTGATTTCTAAAAATATTAAAGAAGTTATCCATTTAGGAGACTTGATGAATGATAGAGCAAAAATAGATTTATATCTTCAACAAGAACTAAAACAAAGATTTTTTAATTGGTTTGAAAAAAACGAAACCAAACTTCATCTTCTAGTCGGTAATCATGATCTTTATTTTAAGAATACTCTTTCTCATCATTACTTTAAAGAAAACGTAAACGAATTCAAGTATATCAGATACTATGATGAGATTTCAGTGCTCGAAATCGATCCGTATATATTTGTTATGGTTCCCTGGATTACCGGCAGCATGACCGATGTTAAGCTTCCTACAGGAGATATTTGTTGTCTGCATGGAGAAATCAAAGGGTTCAATAAAGTAAAAGGATGCGAATGTACAGACGGAATCGAGCTATCTTTCTTCAAATCTTTTCAAAAGATTCTCTCTGGACATTTTCATAACTACCAGGAAAAAGAAAACTGTATGTATATCGGCAATCCATATCAGAAAGATTTCAATGATTTTGGTGAACAGAAAGGTTTCTGGACACTAGATGATTCGTATAGTTTTACATTTCATGAAAATACTATTTGCCCGAAGTTTGTAAAGATAGTATATTCTGATAATAAGATAGAAGTATCAGGAGATTAAAATGAAACTTAAATTTGTATGGGTAGATGAACTAGCGAGAGATTCTTATTCTCTTACAATGAGTGATGGAAATGGTAAAGATTATACTGTGGAAAAATTAGATTATGAATCACTCATAAAGATATACAATGCAATAAAAGAAGCATTGACAAAACCATGATAATCACAATCAGAAATCCAGACACATTAGAAATAGTTCAAACCTTAGACGATCATGATTATGCTTGTCCTGCTTCTAGAGGAGGACAACCGATCAACGAAGCGTGTGGTGGTTGTGTCGGCTGTTTGGAAATACAAGCTTGTCATTATGGATATCTTATAGAATATGACGGAGAACCTGCTGAAAAGTTTTTCGATGCAAAACTAATTGATGATTATTTTAAGGAGTAAACTATGGTAAAATATTACTGTGATTGTTGTTTGAAAGAAGCAAAGCATCTGAATTCATTTGAATATCTTTGTCATCTTGAGGATATATTTACAGGCAAAATGACTGGTTATGTTGATGGTGATATGACTCCGATTAGCGGAAGGGTAGTAGAAAAAAATTTTTGCCACAAATGTTATAACAAAATTGTGTCAAAAGCAGTGCAAGAATTTTATCTTAATAGGATGATAAACAATGAGTAAAATAATATCATTAGGTTCTAAAAAATATCCTGGATATAAATGTATAGTCGATGATGAAGATTACAATCTTCTTGTACAATATAGATGGAGTCCTTTTGTCAATCCTAAAAAAAATACTATTTATGCACAAACTAATATGAATAATAAACATGTATATATTCATAGATTTATAATGAATTTTAATGGTTTTGATATCAATAATAGAATGATAGATCATAAAGATCATGATGGAATGAATAACCAAAAATATAATCTTAGAGTTTGTTCAAATGCTGATAATTTACATAATTCTGTTAAACCAAAACATGGAATAATATCTAAATATAAAGGGGTTACATTCAACAAACATGCTAAAAAATTTCAATCTCAAATTCATTTAGATTATTCTACTATCTATATCGGACTTTACATTTCAGAGGAAGAAGCTGCTCTTGCTTATAACAAAAAAGCAATAGAACTTTTTGGAGAATATGCTCTCTTAAATATAGTTGAGGAGAATTTAAATTGAAAACAATAACTCCTGAACAAGCTATTGAAATAGCTAAGAATAATTACGTTAAGATTATTTTGAAAGATGTTTCTAATCAAAAAAAGTTTGACAAATTCTTACAAAGCATGTTACTATCTTCCAGGGATGGTTACAAAATTGAATGCATAGATCAGAATGAAATTCTGGATACCATCGACACAAAGAAATTAGAAGAGAACATAACAGAAAACTCTTCTGTGTTGGAAGTATCAAATTCTTATGTTGATGGATTAACCTTTGGAGATGGAATCGACCAAGAAAAGATTAGAGAATGTTTAAAAGAATTATACTTGGAAGCATTACAAGAATCGTAAGTATAAATAGAATATACCAAATAGAAAGAAGGTGATGCCTATAATCTATAGCCATTCGTAAACAACTAGATTGTATAGAGAAATTTAAAATACACACTCAAAGAGTTTGAATTTCTTGTAAAGGTTTGGTTGATAAGGGAGACTACAGATGAAATTAATTTTTCTTCTAACAGCATTAGCAATAACATTATCAATACCGGCAATAGCAAATGTGCCGACATATAACTTTAACGATTATTATCAATATGGAAAAGAAGCAACTAAGCTTGCTCAACGAGTAAAAAGATTTTCAGTAAAATACAAATATCCATTAGAATACAAAACAGATATGGATTTGGTTGAAACCTGTGGAATGTTATGTAAATATTCTAAATATTCACACTTTGACAAGTATGAGCTTACAACTACTGTTCTAAAAGAAAGTAGATTCAATCCAAAAGCTTTTAACAAAAAGGACGGTGGAATAGGACTCGGACAGCTTACTAAAATAAAAACATGGCACAAAGATACATTGTTCTGGATGACAAAACCATTCGACAAAGATCAAAATATCAAAGGAATGATATTCGTATTGGAGGATAATCTTAGAACATATAAACAAAAAGCAAAGGCAATTCAGACATATAACGGATTTCATTACAGAAGTATTGTATACAGAAACGATTTCTATAGAATCAAAGAACGATTGAAATCAGTATAGTATGTATATAAAATTTAGACTTACTATGTATAAAAGTTCTTGACATTCAAATAGAAGTATGATAGACTTGCCCAAGATGTAAAATAAAACTAAGGAGAACGAAATGAGAGTGGGTGGTCTTTTGTATCTGTTGATATGTGCAGGAACTGGTATGATCGGTTATGAGAAATATCATAGTGTGGTTTGGGCGATTGTAGACTTTTTCTTCACTCCTCTTACTTGGCTTATATGGGTATGTTCTCATGGTGTTACCTTGACTTTGATCAAACACACCTTTGTATGGTTCTTCGTTTGAAAATAGTTGTTGACATTTGAATCAAAGTATGGTAGAGTTGATTCATAGGATAACAATAAAACTAAAAGGGAGAATTTATGGCAGCGTTTGATGCAGCGACTCGGAATGCTTTAACGAAGGAACTTGAAGAAGCAGCAAAGACAATTGCAGCAAAATATGGCATGGAAGCAGTTTATACAAATGGATCATATGGAGAAGTTGTTTTTTCTACAAAGATTGAATTTCGTGCTCCAGGATGGACAAATGCAGGGTTTGCTCCAGTACTCGGACTTCCTGCTGACATCATCGGCAAAACTTTTCGGTACAAGACAAAAATTTTCACTGTGAAAAGTCTGAATCCGAGCAAACCGAAGAACGCAGTAACGGTTGAAGATCAGAACGGGAAAGGATTTGTTTGTAGTCCTGACCAGTTGAAACGATTCATGAATCTATAATACGCAGAACGGTACTTGTTGATCGCCGTGGGTAGTCCCTAAAGATCAACGATTACTTTGGTAGTGGGGGAGGTTAAAACCACCGACAACCTGGAACGAATGAACTAACGAACGTTCGTTCCAGCTTTCATTAACTAAAAGGATATCATGTATCATAAAGCAAAAGAATTTGATAAAGACCTCTTTGATGCAAACGATCCAAGAGGCAGAGCAAAAGCAATCCAGATAATTACTACTTATTATCCATCTCTAAAAGTAAAAGAAAATCTGGACCCATATGGAATTGATCTAATTTGTTATGGAAAAAAAGATACTGAAAGTATTCCTTTTTATTATGTTGAAGTTGAAGTTAGAGAAGCTTGGAACACTTCAAAATTTCCTTGGAATACTGCTCATATACCAGCAAGAAAAGAAAAGTATTTTCAAAAATACGATAACGTATTATATTTTCAGTTCAATAATAAGTTAGAATCTTTATTGATTTTTGACGGAACAGTTATTAGAAAAATGCCTATCTATACAAATAAAGTAAAAAACGAAGAATTGTTTCGATATTATGAAATACCATATCCTGATGGAGTATTGAAACGGATGTGGCAATTAGATAAGCTATAATTGATGCGGAATCTCCAGTGAGGAGCCGAGTCTCATAAGCTTGGATAGATCGGGGCAGCACCGTTTTCCGCTACCAGAAATAAAAATGAAGGAGTTTAACTAATGAAAAAGAACTGAAGCTGAAGAGAGAAATGCGAAGTATGCTGCATTGACTCCGATCCAGCAACTTGCGTCTCTTCAAGGATTTGTTGCTGCAAAGCAGAGAGCTAAGATTCAGAAACGAATTAAAGAAGCATAAGAGTTGCGCTCGACCCTGGTTTCCATAACTGTATGTGTGTCGTATATTTGCCTCCGCTATACTCGACCTGACAGGTAAATCCATCTCCTTGGAAAAATGAAGAATTTCCCGGTTCTTCTACGGAAACATTTTTTTGACAATTTAAAAGGTTTTTGTTTCCACAATTTTAGAGTGTTTGATTTCGACTAAAGAACACTAAAAGTTAAATGTGGGTATCGTTGACGAACGAATACAATCCATACAATAATTGAAATACCCATAAGGATTGTTCATAGCAGCAGCAGAATATATAGTTATCGAAATTGCAAAATCTGTTGCTGTAGAAATGGTAAAAGACCTAATCATCCAGGAGTATAAAAAACGATTTGGCAAAACCGTTGCTCCTAATCAGATAACGGTTGTGAAAAAATAGTAGAAATTTTGAAGTATAAATATAAATAAAAGAAACGCATATGGAGTACCAAATGTTGAACCTAAGAAATTTAAATTATAATAACCCGATAGCACCTGCTAATATTATATTAGCCATTGGTGGACTCTATCCAGTAAGAGGAGAAGACCCGACAGAAGCGTAATGATACAAGTATATAGTGTACTCAAACCCTCTGTCGATCTCAAAAATTGGCAGAGGGTTTTTTAGTTTTGGGGTATGGAAATGCTTGGGGTGTTTGCCTGACTTGCAATCAGGATACCAGATCGGTTCAAATCCGATATGCTCCACCAAAAAAGAATATGGATGTACTGCGAAGTGGGAGAGTCGCACACGGCTGTAACCCGTTGCCTTCGGGCGAGTAGGTTCGAATCCTTCTACATCCACCAAAAATTATGCCGGGAAGATAGAGGAGACTTTTATAAATGAGATTGCTCCGATCCTTTATAACTGCTATCTAGCGGCCTAAAATTTTGCCCTTGTAGCTCAGTGGATTAAGAGCAGGACGTTTCTACCGTCAAAGTCGGGAGTTCGAATCTCTCCAAGGGTGCTAGACAATTGAATATGGGAGTGTGGTGGAATAGGTAGACACGTAGGATTTAGAATCCTATGGGGAAACTCATGCAGGTTCGATGCCTGTCGCTCCTACGTTTCGTTTTTACCTAGTATCGAACTTTTATAAATAAAATAAAAGCTAGATACTAGGAGAAACGAATGAAAAAAGTTTATACTGTTTATAAAACAACAAATAAAGTAAACGGGAAGTATTATATAGGAGTTCATAAAACTTCTGATCTGTATGATGATTATCTTGGTTCTGGAAAATATCTTAAACGAGCAATTGAAAAATATGGTATAGAAAATTTTGAGAAAGAAATTATTGATATTTTCGATTCACCTGAAGAAGCATATACATTAGAAAAAATTTTGGTTACATTTGAATTGATAGAAACAGGACAAATATATAATTTAACAGAAGGTGGAAGAGGCAAAGGATTTGAATATGCTAACAAAGAAGGAATGAATTATGGTGGAGAAGAGAAAAGAAAATTAGGTTCTATTAACGGCAAAAAGAAATTTCTTGATTTATATTATAACAATATTAACTTTAGAACTAAACATAAGCAACATCTAAAACAAATTGGTATGAAAGGTAATATAAATGTAAACATCAAATATCCCAATGGCACATTTAAAGATAAATTACATACAGAAACAACAAAACGAAAAATAGGAATGTCTAATTCAATTCATCAACAAGGAAAAGGAAATTCTCAATACGGAACTTGTTGGATATACAACGAAAGTACAAAAGAGAATAAAAAAATTAAGAAAGAAGATTTAGATTTTTGGATAGAATCGTTGTGGATAAAAGGTAGAAAAATTAAATAATTTGGGGGTCTGGTGGAACGGCAGACACGCTCGATTTAAGATCGAGTGAGGAAACTCATATAGGTTCAAGTCCTATGATCCCTACCAAAACGACATGGGGATATGGTGGAATTGGTATACGCAGTAGCCTCAAAAGCTACCGGGAAACCATACAGGTTCGATGCCTGTTATCCCTACCATTGAAGGGTAACTCAGAGGCAGAGTACCGGCCTGATAAGCCGGAAGTCGAGATTTCGAAATTCTCTCCTTCAACCAAACTTTTTAAATTTATTTTCTTGACTTTATTTTAAATTTATGTTATTATACATTCATAAGTTGTTAAATAAAACCAAGGAGATACTTAATGGCATT